CCGGGTGAGGAAGGCTTCCCGTCGGCCGGCCGGATCGCGTGGGCACTCTGGGGCGGAGATCCCGGATGGGCCTTTGCTCGGAAGATTCTGGAGCGCGTAGACCGCGCAGGAGGCGACATCATGGAGCGACGATACGGCCAGGCGATGCAAGTGCGTGCGGACGATGGCCGCGAGATCCTCCGGGGCTACGCGAGCGTGACCGAGACCCCGTATCCCATCGGATACGCCCACGAGATCATCGTGCGCGGCGCGTTCGAGCGCACGCTCCGGGAGAAGCCGGATGTGGTCGCGCTCTGGAACCACGATGCCTCGATGCCGATCGCTCGCACGACGGCCGGCAGTCTCCGACTCGCCGAGGACGAGCACGGCCTCGTGGTCGAGATGGAGCCGATCGACACCCAGGTCGGACGGGACGCTCGCGTCGCGGTTCGCTCGGGCGTGGTCTCGGCGATGTCGTTCGGCTTCATCGTGCGCTCGGATCGCTTCGAGGAGCGGGACGGCAAGGTGCACCGGATGATCGAGGATCTCGAACTCCACGAAGTCTCGGCCGTGACCTTCCCGGCGAACCCGGCTACCGACCTCGTGGTCGATCGCCGCTCGTTCGACCTCTGGACGGCGAGCGCGCCCGTGCCGGCGATGGTTCGTCGGCGTATCTGGCTTGGCCCCAAGCGTTGACCTTCGACACCCAAAGATGCGAGGATAAGGATATGGACTTCAAGTCGGCCCATCGGCAAGCCTTCTACCGCTACCTCCTGCGAGGTGCTCACGGCATCAGCAGCGAGGACGCGCAGATCCTCGCGGAGAAGCGCGGCGTGACTGACTCGGCCGCGAACATCGCCCCAGACAACTGGAGCGAGATCATCGGCGATGGCTTCGACACCAACTACATCATCAATCGATGCCGCAAGGTGACGGTGAACGGGCCGACGCTGTCGGTGACTGGATACACCGAATCGAACGAGACCACGAACCGAATCACCTACAAGGAGGAAGGCACTCGCGCTGATCTCGCTAGCGCGGCGTTCGCTCTGCCTCGCTTCACGGTGTCCGGTGCTGCTCCGGCCGGCTACTCCTACAACTACGAGAACGCGAAGATCACGCTGCACGAGGTCGGCGTGAATGTCACGGTGTCGAAGGAACTCATCGAGGAATCGATGGGAAGCGCGTCGGTCGAAGCGATGCTCGCCGACCTTCTCTCGAAGAAGCTCACGAGCGAGATCGAGAGGCAGATCATCGTCGGCCGCCCTGCTACTGCGACCGTCGCTAATCGTCGCGAGTGCCAAGGCATCTTCTACTACGCGCAGAACGATGCCCAGATCGTCATCGATGGCGGGAGTGCGGCGGTCGATCACATCGACTTCTCATCGATGGGCATCGCTCTGGAGAAGATGCGCGCATCTTCGCACGCGAAGGCTTGTTGGATCTTCGGAACCAACTCGATCGGCGACTACACGCATCAGTCCGCGAACAGCAGCGCACTCCACGATCCGCTCGAATCCGAGGTCGCTGCGTTCGGTCGCATCCTCGGGAAGCCGGCCTTCTACACGCCGCACTTCACGCACGGCAGCACAGGGGACATCCTCTGCTTCCTCGTGAACTTCGACGCATATGTGCTCGCCATGCACCGCGACGGTGTGCAGGTCGAGCGTCTGAACGAGGTGGCCGCGGCCACCGGACAAGTCGTGCTACGAGCCTCCGTCCGCGTGGGCGGAAATGTCATCGACCCTCGGTCGCTGATCCAGGTCGTGAGCAACTAATCACCAACGCCTAAAGGAGGCAACACATGGAAGGTGATACCTACAAGGCACTCGTCGAGAAGATGGGTGCCCTCTACGCGGAGATGCAGGAGATGGTGGCAGGCATGGAGGGCGCGTCCGAAGAGGACGCGGCCAAGATGTCGGCCGAGTACGAGAAGAAGAGCAAGGAGTACGACGCGCTCGCCAAGCGTCGCGACATGGTCGCCGACCTGAACTCGCGCGCCGCCAAGGGTGCGCACGGCGTGGTCGTTGTCGAGCGTTCGACTCCGGCCGTCGCCGCCAAGATCGAGCGCGGCATGGTGACCGACGGCAAGTACGCCGATGCGTTCGCGGACTACCTGAAGCGCGGCTTTACGCCGAACTTCGACACCCGCGCCCTCTCGGCCGGCTCGAACCCCGACGGCGGCTACCTGCCGAGCGAAGGCTTCTACGCCCAACTGCAGAAGTCGATCCAGCAGAACGCGGCGATCCTCAACCTCGTTCGCAAGATTCCCGTCGGCAACTTCACGACGAACCTCACGCTCGAAGTGGATTTCACCTCGACTGACTTCGACTCGGGCGCGACCGAAGGTTGGGCCGGCGAAGGTGGCGCGGTCGGTGAATACTCGCCGACCTACGACAACAAGACCTTTACGGGCAACGCGCTTCGTCGCGTGGTCAAGGTGTCGAAGGAACTCGTCGCGGACGCTCCCGCTCGCGGTAGCGACTTCTCGATCGAGTCGATCGTCGCCAACCGTCTGGGCCAGTTGTTCGCTCACTCGATCGAGCACGCTCTCTGGAACGGCAACGGCACGAACAAGCCGCAGGGAGTTACCTCTGCGAGCCTGACCGCCGGCGACACGCTCGGCACGATCGGCACGCTGACCGCCGACGAACTGATCGACTTCGTCTACGCGCTTCCCCAGAAGTACCGCGTGTCCCCGACTTGCGCGATCGTGGCCCACGACTCGTTCTTCAAGGCCGTTCGTAAGTTGAAGAACGCCGTGACCACGAGCGGCACGATCCCCTACCTCTGGGAGGAGTCGTTCAAGGCCGGAGAACCCGCTCGCCTGCTCGGCATCCCGGTGTACGCCTCTCCGTACGCGACCTCGTTCGGATCGACCGCATCGGCGACGCTCGCCGTGATCGGTGACTTCGATCACTTCGTCATGGCCGAGCGTTCGGGCATGGAAGTCCAGGTTCTCCGCGAACTGTACGCCGGCAACGGCCAGATCGGGTACATGGGCGAGATGCGCATGGATGCGAAGATCTGCCGCACCGATGCTTTCCGTACGCTCGTGAACCCGGCCTCCTGATACGGGATGACCTGACAGCACACGAGGGCGGGCCGCAAGGCTCGCCCTCTTTCTTTCGGAGCACGCATGAGAGTCCACATACTGAAGTCCTTCGTCACGAGTGCGGGAGCGTTCGCCGCAGGGATGCGCTGCGAGATTCCAGATTCCGACGCTGCGCGATACATTGCGGTCGGCTTGGTCGAGCGCGACGAGCCGAAGATCGAGACTCCCGAGCGTGGCCGTGTGCGGCTCCGCAAGGCGACGAAGGAGGCGAGCGATGCTGGCGATTGATGGTGCGACCTACCTCTCGAATGTCGAGGCCACCTCGCCGGCGGTCGAGCCTGTCACGATTACCGAGGCGAAGGCGCATATGCGCGTCACGCACACGGACGAAGATACGCTCATCACCTCGCTCATCGTGGCGGCTCGCAACTATGTCGAGGGACTAGCGAATCGGCCGCTCGTGAATCGCACCTTCACGCTGAAGCTCGATCGCTTCCCCGGCGGCTACGAGATCATCCTCCCGGCCGGCAAGGTCTCGGCGGTGTCCTCGATCACCTATGTGGACACGGACGGCTCGACGCAGACCTTGAGCGCAAGCGCGTACACGCTCGAAGGCCAGAGGCTCCCAGGATCGATCGTCATCAACCCGAGCACGATCTCGGCGTGGCCGAGCACGCGGTACTACGCAGGGATCTCTAGCGTCACGGTCTCCTACACGGCCGGCTACGGGGCGGCGGCGGCGAATGTCCCGCAGGCTCTCCGGCAGGCCGTGCTCATTGCCGTGGCCTACTGGTACGACATCGCGAAGGAGACCGGGAGCGAGGTCAATCTCGCCGAGGTACCGCACGGTGTCGAGTCGCTCGCTCGCCTCTACTCGATCCCGAGGTTCGCATGAGGCGCGTCCGCTCGGGCCTGATGCGGACACCGTTCACGGTCTATACCCGGACTGCGGCCACCTCGGACGAGTTCGGCTCGAAGACGCTCTCGTATCTGTCGTCCGGGCAAATCGTGTGGGGCTACATCCAAGGCCAGAGCGCAGGCGAGACGATGGAGAAGCGCGGCATGACGCACGAGCGATCGTTCACCATCATGTGCCGAGCGCAGGACGAGCAATGGCTCACGCCGTCTAATCGGCTCGTAGGCGACGCTATGACGCTTGAGATCATCTCGGTGCTGCGCGTGGACGATCGACAGCAGACGATCACCGTGACCGTTCAGGAGGCGACATGAGCAAAGACATCGCCTTTGAGTCGGCGATCGAGTTCTACGGTGGCCCCGAGTTGCTCGCGGCGTATCGCACCCTCGCCTCCGAGATCAAGCAGTCGGCCAACGAGGCGGTCGGCGAGGCCGTGCTCCGCAAGATCGCGGTCGCGATCGCCGACGCGGTGATCTCCGTCCCAACGCTGACCGACACCGATCAGAAGCCGGGATCGAAGACACCCGGCGAGCGATGGTGGTACTACCGTCACCCGACCGGAACGCAGCGGCAGAAGGTCGCCTCGGCGATCCAGACGATACCGCTCGGCTCAAAGCAGGATCGGCACTTTGTCGGCCGACGCTTGGCGATCGTCGGGCAGAGCGGCCAGTTCTACGGTCGCCTTATCGAGCGCGGCTTCAAGGTGAAGTATTACTACGGGGAGAAGATCAAGAACCCGAAGGAAGTTCCGGGGAAGTGGCCGATGTCGCGCGCCTTCCGAAAGTTGCGTCCCGAGATGCAACTCGAAGCGATCCGGCAGTTCGCTGATCTGATCGACTCGCTCGGTGTCAAGCGCATCACCCCGAGGATCCCCTAATGCCTCAAACCGTGTGGAACATCGAGACGGCTGTCTGGGACAAGATCGACGCTACGAGCGCGATCACGGCTATCGTCGGCAAGGGCAACTCCTCGCGAGCCTTCCCCGAGGTGCGCTTCGACGGGGCCGTGCGACCGTGCATCGTGTACGAGTTGGCCTCGTCTCGGCCGTTCCAGACGCTCTCGGGATCCCCGACCCTCGTCTTCTCGACCATCGCGATCCATTGCATGGGCGATACCAAGATCCAAGCCGTGAACCTGGCGCGCAAGGTGCAGGATGCGTTTCAGGAATGGAGCGGCACATGGTACGACGGGGCCACGCTCAAACTCACGGTCAGCGGAGGCCGCACGAGCACGATCACCAC